ATAGTAAAATCAGGAGATATTTTACTATTAGATATATCTTATTATCACAAGCTAGAGAATACAAGAAAAACAAAAGACCCTTTTATTTTTATTAGCTTAGATATTGATTTTATCCCAAAAATCAAAGAAGCGGTCAAAGTTGTCAATTATTTTGTTCACGATTTTTTGTAATCAATGAGGAGTAAAACAATGGAAGAATATATGGAAGAAATCGAAGAAACAATCGAAGAAGAAATTGAAGAAGATGAGAAAGGATTTATGGACTTATACCTAATTCGAGATTCAGTCACATCATTTAGTCTGCTTATCGCAGCAGAAAGTGAATCAAAGGCTATCTGGCATTGGTGTCGTTATTTTAATAATAAAAATGACAACCCAGTCGAAATAGAACGCATTGATATTAGTACCTCTGGTATCGTTTGGCATTGTGGATGGACTAACGACTAATTATCTTTGTCGAAAATTTATCGTCATTCTGCAGATTAACAATAAAAACTATGGCGATCAAATAACCATAACTACAGACTTAAGGTTTATTCACAATGCCGTCGTGAGCTATGTCCAGTCAGGCTTTTAGAGTAATGATTAAATTCTACTGGAATGATAAATTAATAATAGGACATACTTTATTATTAATAACCGAATGCAAAGGTTATGTTATATCACATTGCTACAGTCACCCTAATAAATTGGAGAAAATCAATGAGCCAAAAAATTTACTATCACGCGCCCACAGAAACCCATATTTCGCTAATGTCAGATAAACTAACAGATACAGTCGGTAATACAGTTTTCCCTTTTCATTCTGATGATAAGGACAAGCAACAAGAATTTTTTGATCAAATGCTTGAAGACTTGCTATATTTAACTAGCAAAAAAAGCATTATTTAATGGCAACCTGGACATTAGAAACAATTAAAGCCTTGCTGTCTAAGTTAGATTAGTGCGAAATTAGCAATCAGTTCTTGTAATTAATCAGGAGTAAACCAATGAACATTAACATTAATCCTCAATTAAAAGATCGACTATTCAAGCTCATGATTAAAAATAAGTATTTTGAGTTATCCCTTGAGTCACGAGATTGGATCAATGATTTGTTAAAAGCATCTCAAACTAACCAGGTAACTAATGATATACTAATATGGTGGTGGAAAGGAGATATACAGCAAGGGCACATCTATCCGTATTTATCTAGTGACGAGTGTAATCTTTCCTTTCTTGCCCAGTTTGTGCTTTGGTGTTTTACAACTATTATTATGCCTGTGTGTACAGGAGTTACTGTTCCCCCTTCTCTCAGAAAATATCCACATCTTTTTAGACAATCTCTGACACTAGCGTCAATCTTTCTAGTAAAAAAAAGCTGGTATAAAGAAATAACCGACAATACAACTCAGGAGTAAAACAATGAACACTCAAACCTATTTCTAGCCCTAAACAGTTGAAAAAAGATGCTAACTTGTTTATGCTTTCTATAGCTATAGCATCTAATTTTGTAGTAGAGGATGATTATAAAGAAATATACGGAACGTCACATATCTGGGGACTAACTTACAATTCTAATGTACCTAACTAAAACATTGCAAATATCCGACATTATATGGGGAGCTACAAACTACTAGTTCTTATCATTTATTAGGGAGTAAATAAATGAGCATTAAACCGCAACTTTTCAAGCAACCGTATATGAAACTTAAAGGCACTATTCGGCTATTTTTAGAAGGTTCAGAAGAGGGCTTAAAGTACCTAGCAGATTTACATCAATCGGGGGAATTGCAAGCTCTTCTCAATGAACTTAAATCAAACAATATGCACGAAATTATCGTCACAAAAGCAGAGTTCACTACAGATGCAAAAGTTATTGAAGTTATTGAAAAAGACAAATTAATTAAGGCAATTCGAGAGGGAACAATTGATAAGACAACTCTACAACAAGTTGATTTAAGTGGGGCTAACCTGTGGGGGGCTTTCTTGAGTGATGCTAACCTGAGTGGGGCTAACCTGAGTGAGGCTAACCTGTGGGGGGCCTTCTTGAGTGAGGCTGATCTGAGTGGGGCTACTCTAAGTAAAACTGACCTGAATGGGGCTTTCCTGAGAGAGGCTGACCTGTGGAAGGCCTTCCTGAAAGAGGCTGACCTGAGTGGAGCTAACCTGAGTGCAGCTACTTTGAGTGGGGCTACTCTGAGTGGGGCTAACCTAAGAGGGGCTACTCTGAGTGAGGCTAACCTAAGAGGGGCTACTCTGAGTGGGGCTAACCTAAGAGGGGCTACTCTGAGTGGGGCTAACCTAAGAGGAGCTGATCTGAGTGGGGCTGATCTAAGTGGGGCTGACGTTGAAAACGCTATCTTTATAGATGCAACGGGTATTACCCCTGAACAAAAACAGGATTTAATTCAACGAGGGGCAATTCTATAGCGAAATTCTAATGTACCTAACTAAAACATCACAGATCTCCGACATTATATGGGGAGCTACAGATTACCAGTTCTTATCATTATACAAACCTACCCCTGAAGAAGCAGGCCGCTTCCTCCAGCTCTGGTTCGAGGATATGGAGCCCCACATTAACTATACGCGGTTACATGCTAGAGTAAGAGGCGGTCAGGATAAATGTAATAAGCACTATCTCACTAATGTGCTGGAGTTAGGTATAGTCGCATGGGGGGCCGACTTCTATCATGATAAGAATTCAGTAGACGAATGGCGCATTCACTATTATAGTCCAACAATAAGGCGCCTTGTTGAGAGCACCGACCTCCGTATGCCGGGGGGTAATCTGCGCTATTACTGCCAGCTGGCTATGATAACTAACTCTGACTCCGTTAAAGGAGTATGGGCCCGTCGTACTCAGCATTATAGGAGAGATAGTTATCAGCGCCATAATCACGGTGAGTTCGGTATGACTAAGGAGGAGATGCAATTAGTAGTAGAGAATATAGAGCCTATACTCGAGACGGGCCTGTTGATAAAGTGGGGCGATTACTACTACTGGCCCGGCGCGCGAACGCGACATCTGCTGTCTAACAGCAATAAGGAGCTTCTCATCATGAACAGTGATGCTTTCGAGATAGGTAGACTTAAGCAGAGGAGAAAGCAAAATGCAGAATAAGGCAATTGATATCGTGAAGACATGGGCCTATCAGAATCTAGACCTAGATTGTGATAATAAATTTATCGTAGTTCATATCAATCGATCTAGTTACGTAGTAAGCGACAATATTAGAGAAGACCGGCCTGATGATAATGACGGTGATATGTACTTTCTATCATATATTGATGATGATGTAGATGTCTCTATCTTCCTGGGTACTAATGGAGATGTATTTGTCGCTCGTGATAGAATCGATGAAAAGGACGACCCTTCTTTATTAATCGGCAGTATAAACGATATTATAGATGGTAAGGCTCTCTTTTCTATAAGCCGACTAGATAATCATGACCCCAGAACAGATTCAGAGACTACGCGACAATAATTGGATTCTAGATTACCTCCAGGGCGTATCAGATAAAGAACTCGATTGGGTACAGAGTGTTCTGGCCCTTCGAGAATACTACGAAGAGACAGGTAGAGAGTTAACCCAGAGCAATATAGACTGGATTAACACCTTCCTCCTCTCTAACTACGACGAGAGCGGCGCTGATCTACCTCCCGAGCAGCCCGAGCTGCCTCAGGAGCAAACTTAGCCGCCTTATTAATAACACGCGCTCTCTCCTGCTTAGTTAGATTACCGTGGCCCCGCAGTTTAAGAGCACTCAATGCACTGCGCTTATCAAATATAGGGAATCTATCCCCTACTGTGCCGTATTGGGCCCGCGCTTCTGCCGTTACATTGCCCTTCTTGGTTCTTTTCATATGCGTTGTTGACTAGATATGGTTATGCTGACAGATGGGCGGTCTTTAATAGTAAACTTAGTAGTAGTCCCAATATAGAAAATTCTATATTGGAAAACATTTAATTATCTTGAATGTCAGGGTAAAGACTGTTCGGCTGAGCTCACGACCGAAGCCCTCGCTAAAGTGAGGGGAGTGTTAATTAAAGTGCTACAATATTAATGCCCTCACGTCAACGAGGGACTAACCATTTTATTCGACGGCGATTTTGGAGATGACTATGAGTAAAACATTGGATGTGACCAGCACTGCAGACGCACAAACTGGTAAGGTTTCGGACATCAAAGTTGTTGGCAACTGTGATGCATTCCAGCTTCTCTTTAAAGCTAGTAGCAAGGAACAAGGTTGGATGAAGTCGTGTAAAGCAATGGAGACACCAGGTGGATGCGTTGTGCAAGTGACGACACAGCAGGGCAACGTAGCTACTGAAGCGTTGACGTTTGTTCCAGGTGTCAAGATTGCAGAAGACATCAACGGCGGACGAAAGCTCGTTTCGCTGTAGTCTTTAGTGTTTGTTTGATGGGCGGCATCTTTGGGTGTCGTCCGTCGAACAAGGAGTCAATATAGCTAATTCTAGTTTACAGCCTTTTGCCAGCTTGTTTAAATTGCTAGATCGTGCTAAAATTAAATGAAGTGGAGAATTTATGCCGTACATCCAAACTAATCTAAAACTCACTATTAGTCAGTATCATTATTTGCGCGAGCTAACAGCTGGCATGGATAGTGATAGTCGGCGTTTATTCATCCACACGTTTTTATGCCAGCGCCAGATGCGTGCTAAGTCTGATTACCACGCGTGGAAGGGAGTACCACTGCCACGTAAGAGCTTCATCCACGTCTACTGCAGAAATTATAGCTGGGAGAGCGTGAAACCGTTCATGATGCGGGCCCCCTACTACGCTAAGGAAGGAATCTGTTTCCGCTACCGTATCCACGAGCACATCATCGATACCTTCATCGAGAAGGGAGAGGATTTACTATTAAGCCCCTCTCGACTACAGGATCAGTGGTTCGTTGATGCAGATGGCCGCCCGCTTCCTAAACTTAATAGGCCGCTTAGTAGCGCACCCTCGACACAGGTTGATTTGGGCTATGGCATCGCGTGGCTGATACGTCAACGAGATCGGATAGAGCGTACTCGCGATAGTCTGAGTGATGTTGAGCTGGCTAGTAAACGGGCCCGCTACCTTCACAACCTGAACTGCTATCAGGGTATACTCGAGCGCGTGACGAGTATCGACTACGCGAAACGTCAGGCAGAGTACTCGCAGGAACTAACCCTGCCTCACGAGGGGCTCCGTGTGTACGAAAAGGGCGGGGGCCTCCAGGGCGCTAGTCGGAACTTCAGAGAGGTGCTGCTAATATCCAGCCCTGTCATTAACTACGACGTCGTGAAGTGCCACGCGACAATTGCCCACCATGAGATGGAGAAGCTAGGTATTAGCTCTCAACTGGATGAGATGCTATTGGGCTGTGTGAGCTCTCCGGATCCCCTACTGTCCGTAGGCACCGTGAAGACAGCGGTGTTGGCAGTAATCAATGGGGCCCGGCTCGTAAAGCGTCTCAGTAGCCGCTACGCTATACCTCGTCTAGTACTAGAAGAGCCGCTCCTAGCTGATAAGGATGCAACCATTAAGGTGCGGGCACTCGTCAGACTAGTAGGATACCTTAATGGCATAGCTACCAGCATAGCGAAGTGGTCTAAACTGATACCCAAGCATGAGAAGATAGCAGCAATATCAGCGCTGTTACAACGCATAGAGGTGGACAGCCTACGAGATATTCACGACCTCGCATCCAATAATCAGCACGACGGGGCCCTGATTCATAGCTCCATCAACATTAACGAGGTTACGACTGGATACCTAAACGTTCAACCCAAGCCTATCTCCTCACCCGATCCCGAGGAGGCGGTCATCGTGTGCGGTCGCCCCATCGAGATCATCCCGTTTAACGAGGGGTGTGCCAACATCGCAGACATCATCATGGGTGCGGGTACCAGGCTCCAGGCCACAACGGGATACGGAGACTGGGCCCCCACCCCCCATAAGAATACCGTTAATAGATCAGATAATAGCGCTGATACGTCGAATCTTAGCGCTGCTGATAGTAATTAATACCCATACAAGGGAGGCGTGTGTCTTGATACAGCAATATAACGATGTCTCTATTGAATTCATTGAAGGTTATGCTAGCGCTGAGAGTATTCTATTAGCTCTCAACCTCCGTTATAAGGACCTAGAGGTAGTTAGTAGCCATAACAAACTCAAGAGAAAGTCAACGCTAGTGTTAGACCCAGCTGGTGTATATCAGTTAGCTCTAATCAATGATGATATTGAATTCTGGGATTGGTTTAGTGATGAAGCGCTAGCTGTTGCTAGGGACTCAATGTTGCGTATGAGTAATTACATGAAAGCTCGTCGTATCCTCAAGGATATTATGGATACCCCCGATGCTGTCGATAAGCTGCCCCGCATAGTTAATCAATTAATCAGAGCACGAGAGTATAAGGATGGTATAACTAAATGGGATGCCGACCAGTCTGTATGTCAGCAGATAACAGATAAGTTAAAGAAGCGCGGCCATCCTCCTATACTAACGTTCTCTGATATATACTTCGATATAAAGACAGAGGTTATGTACAAGGACGCGCTAACAATATGCTACGAGATAGCAGGAGAATATATTGCTTGATACCGCACTGGCGCTGCCCGCCATTAGACAAGACAGAACAGCGTTACCCTTTGTCTTCCCAGAGTTATCCCTCTATACTCTCCTGAGTATAGAGGATGCTATTCCTAACATCACTATCAACGTAGCGGCTACCAGACCGTGGGCCCAGGGCACACACTATAGCACTATGTATTGGACTGTTCTGGTAGTGCGTTATCAGAACAGTCCCTTCTTAGTAGTGGGCCGTCGTTACGTGACAGATGAACTTAGTCCTAATGAAACGGCCCTCCGCTATGTAATAGACCAGGACCTCTATCGTACGGCTATCAACTACGCACTACAGCAGGAGACAGAGGAGGTAGTCTTTACTAATAAGGAGCGGCCCCTCGATAAGGAGAAGGCCCAGGCCTTTCATCGTGTAGGTGGAGAGATACGCTTTATAGAGGCCGATGCCCTCAGCTGCACCATTGGGGACATCAATACATTACTTGACATCTTATTATGAAACATCAAAATACGCAATCAAAGGAAGTTTCAGTTTCAGATAATCCAATTTCAGTTAAAACGTTGCAAAAGTTAGAATTGTTATCATTTAACTTTGAGGTGGTGCGAGTAAATGCTAAGGGTGAGCAAATTAAAAAAGAGGTATTGGTAAAATTGAACTAACCCAACAAAGTTGGTTTTGGAGTCCCATGATTGACAATCTCACCTTTGGACAGTCTGCTGCTGCTTCCACTCCTGAACCCAGTACCGTTTTAGGATTAGGCTTATTAGGCCTGGGTGCCTTGGTTAAACGCCAGTTAAAGCCAAAGCAAGGCAGTGATAAAGCTTAATTGCCATAGAAAACGGGTTTCTTCAAGAAACTCGTTTTCTGGAATAAGAGGCGATCGCTAGGGATTGCTAACTCGTGCTAAACTGGATTCAAATAATTAACTTCCAATCAATTCAAAGCAAGGACAAACCCATGAAATATCGCGTCTTAATTGAGCAAGATGAAGATGGCATTTATGTGGCTCAAGTTCCCTCCCTACCCGGCTGTATTTCTCAAGGCAATACGCGGTTCGAGTTACTCGCCAACATTCAAGAAGCAATTGTTTTATATCTAGAAAGTCTAGAAGCGCACAATGAACCGATTACACCACCAATTTCTGAGGAACTGGTAGAGTCGAAGCAGTCCCAATATTTCAGCGAAGATTTGAGTAATGGCATCAGCTTAGAAATGCTTGCCATCCCGAGGGGAACTTTCCTGATGGGTTCACCGCAAGACGAAAAAGATAGTTTTGGTGATGAACGTCCTCAACACGAAGTAATTGTTCCATCCTTCTTTATGGGTAAATACCCCATTACCCAGGCCCAGTGGAGAGAGGTTGCCTCTCGCACAGATTTAAAAGTTGAAAGAGACCTTGATCTCAACCCAGCCTATTTTAAATTTAAAAACCATTCCGATAGAGATCGCCGTCCCGTGGAACAAGTCGACTGGTACAATGCCGTCGAATTTTGTGCGAGATTATCGAAACTAACGGGAAGGGAATACCGACTACCGAGTGAGGCAGAATGGGAATATGCTTGTAGAGCGGGGGCAACAACCCCGTTTTACTTTGGGGAAACCATTACGGGGGAATTGGCTAACTACGATGCCAGCAGAATCTATGCTGAGGAACCGAAGGGAGAATATCGACAACAAACGACTTCTGTGGGACAATTTCCCCCCAATGCCTTCGGACTGTACGATATGCACGGCAATGTCTGGGAATGGTGCGCCGATACTTGGCACGATAATTATGATGGTGCGCCGACGGATGGCAGTGTCTGGACAGAAAATGGGAATGATAATCGTTCTCCTCTGCGGGGCGGTTCCTGGGGCTACAGTCCTGATCTCTGTCGTTCCGCGGTTCGCTTCTACGTCCACCGCAGCATCCGCAGCAGCACTCTCGGTTTTCGGGTAGTCTGCGTATTTGGGAGGACTCTGTAGCAAAAAGGAATTTAACTTAGTGCCAACAGACTTGCAAAAATTAGGTGGCCTATGCTATCAAGTGCGCCACTGATACTTGATTTGTTAGATATGCAAACTGTGACTGAAGCCATGCAAGAAATATACCATAGGTATCCAGATATAGAGCCTCGTATTAAGAAGAGTGACTATGCAATGTTATCTTATATATTGTGCGTAATTATGTATAATGTAGATGATGTTCCTAGAGATATTGATAACTATCTAAGGCGTTTAGGTTATACAGGTTATACAACAGACTGACCAATTATTTACTTTGAATGTGAGGATTATCTATACGTTTAATAATGCAAGTGAACTATTCGCTGTCACTGTTGAAGATGCAGAAGTGAGTAAACAACTAGCTTGCTGGGTTTATTAGTAGTTGATAATCTTCAAAAATGTTGTCGTACAAGGATCGACTTAAGACTTCTGTAAGAGGTATAGTGAGTTACACGACCCATCAATTAATATTCCTTGATTTGTTAGATATGTAAACTGTAATTAAAGCCATGCAAGAAATATACCATAATAGGTACCCAGGTATAGAGCCTCGTATCAAGAAGAGTAAATATGCAATGTTATCTTATGCTTGCAAAATTATGCACAATGTAGATAATGTTCCTAGACATATTGATAACTGTCTATATCTATACGTTAGTAATCGCCTGATGGGTAGTATCTACCCTTATCCTCAAAGCCCCTTGACAAAAGAGTCACAGCCTTAAGTTGTCACGGGCCTTGAGGTGTTGAAATAATAATTACTGTCACTAAACAGTTCTTTAGTACAAAAGAACCTAGCGAGAATGAGAGGGATCATTATGTCTTCTGAAGACAAAAGTAAATTATTGTTAGAAAAAGTGTCCTGTGAGGCTCAGTCAAAACTCGCATATTATAACTTGCTTATGCAGGGAAAGGCTTTCCGCCAACACCTAGAGTCTTTGTCTGACGTCAAGATTGAGGAGATAGATTGGCATTTCTTAAAAGGCTTTTTGTCTTATTCTAGACGCTTATATACTACAGGCAAAATTAGTAAATCTGCTTATATATCTCTGGTTACTCAAGCTGCCGAATTTTATGCTGAGAAGCTGGTAGAGAGAAAATTGGCAAAAGCCTTGAAGAAATATGAGCTTTATTTTGAAAAAGCGTTAACTGTGCAGTTGCCAGGGGGGCGTTAGTCAAATTAATATTTGTGCTAACCTCACTATCAGGCGACTTTCTGTGGTACACAAGATCAATCACACAACTGGAGTATAGCCATGATTAACATGAAGCCTCACACCGTGTATATGGTTGTGAGGCCATATTCAGAAAAGAAGAAGATATTAATGAGGGCCGCTCATCTACTAGAGAATACGATATCGTATCCTGGCTCTCTCTCAGCGCACCACGTATTAGTAGAGGTTAAGAATCAAGAAGAGGCTGATCAGGTTATAATGATGGCAGCCTGCCATCATTACGGCGTAGGAGAAATACTATTCAATGCCGAGAGCGGCGTAGGAGCTGAGCTCAGCCACCTGATAGAACGGCAAGAAGATATAGTGCTTAGTGTAGAGCAAGTGCCTTACTACACTATGAGTGATGAGGCCCTAATAGTAGGAGATATCCATGGCTGTTATGGCCATCTGCGAGCGCTACTTAGAAAGGCGGGCTTCTTATTTGTAGGGGACGAGATTACTTATTACCCTATGCAATTAGTACTCAATGGAGACCTAGTGAATAAGGGTCCCTGCTCTGCTGACGTTATTAGATTCGTGTACTCTAACCTAGGTCACTCTGACTTCAGAGTCGTACTAGGTAATCACGAGCTCTATATTATGCAGCACATAGATGATGCAAAGCCTAATGCCCCTCGCTTCTTCGACTATCTCACTACAGCTAGGACTAATCGCATGCAGCGTAATATGTTCTGTGAGATATATAAAGAGAGTGTGCCTTACCTCGTATCCCGTAGTCGTACCTCTGCTGTTCACCACTCTCCTTGCGACTATAAGTATGTAGGCAAGTCTGACCCTGTCTCTATACAGAAACAAATTCACCTACCGAGTATTCGAGGTCAGGCCAATAAGCAGAATACCAGCGTGGACGAGATATTATATCCGTACTTCAATGGCCAGCCCAACTGGCCATTAGTTGTTAATGGTCATGTCACTACTAATCGCCCGCTACTAATTAATAATCGCGCCATGATTGATACAGGCGCCTTCCTAGGTTGTTATCTAACAGCAGCTCATGTCATGGGCTCTACCTGTCAATTCATATCCACAGAGAGCGTGGACTCCGCGCGTAATACTATGCGCCTTAATCCCATTGCGCCCGCGATACAAAATACAAGAAGTAACGTTAGAAGAAACGTGCCTCATCAAGTTAAGGCTTTAGCCTAGTCGCACACGCTGTTATTAGTATAGCCCCGCATAGAACGCGGGGTTATTAACTTATTGTGCAACATTTAACCTTCTTAAACTTATCCATTACCGAGTAAATA